TGGCCATTGCCTCCTCTGCAATGCGGTTTCTTGCGGAAGCACAGTCATAGCCCCTTACGAAGTCGAAGAGGCACCAGTGGCCGCAGCGGTCAAGACCATAGATGGAACGGAACGTCTCTGGACAAATCGTGTCCGAGCAAGGGATAGCGATAAGAATTTTCATGTTTTACTCTCCTGTTTTAACAGGAAAGTATGGATTATCTTCTGTACAGCCAGTAGTCTGGGTTAATCGAGTTAAGGATTTCATCGCTCTTCGGACGGAAGACCATCTCGTAGAGGTCTGGTCCTTCCTGCTCGTCGGCCCATATCCTTACGTCGTTGTAGAACCTCGGCTTTTCGGACGGGTCGAGTACGAGCGTCGGGGTGTCCCTGTTGGTAATGACGTTCTTCCTGTACTTGGGGCCGAATTCCACGGCCCTTCCTGGCATGTTTCCTGAGGCGATGTTCTTCTTCACGTCGTCGTAGAATCCCTTGGACACGGCGTTGTAGTTCGTCCTGTTGTGCCTTGCGTCGGCCCTGTCGAGCGCATCCACGATGTCGGCGTCGGTCAGCTTTCCGGCCTTTCCTTCGCCTACAAGCTGGCGTGCCCAGTGGTTAGCCAGAGAGTCGAGCACGAACATGTCCCTCTTCGATTCGTCGCTCAGGTTGCTGCCGAACTTGCCGTAGAAAGCGTCTCCCTTGACGTTCGGGTCCCATCCGTTCTCCCGCCACATGTTGGGGCCTCCCTTTGTCGTTTCCTGGGCTTCTGGGGCCGTTTTTTCTGGGAGTGGCTGTTCTGCATTGGTGGCCTCCGTTTTTGCCGCCTTGGCCTGTTTCTTGGCCTGCTTTTCAAGGTCACGTGCGTCTTTAAGCTCCTGCTTCCTCGCTATGGTTTCCCAGTCCTGTACTTTGGACTCGTCTATCTCGCCAAGACGCCTAAATTTGCTTTTAAGCTCGTCATCAAGGTAAGTATTCCTGCCATTGTGGCTCCTAAGAAAATCTGTGAGTTTCATAGGATGCTCAAGCCCAAATTTTGCTTTCGCCATACTTAATGCGTCCGTAGCTTGTGGGTTTTGATATAAGCTAATAATCGAGTTTATAGCTCCCATGCCGCCGCTTATATCGCCTCTTGCTACATCATTCAGAAGTTTTCGATAGGCACGTTCGGCCAATGGAATAGTCTTTTCATTTCCGTCTCTCTTTACGACGTCTACATAATCGCGATAATGCTTCAGAGTCTCCTCTCCACTTCTACCGCCAACCATGAGTATACCTAAGTCACTCGCCACGTCTCCAGACGAATACGGCTTAATTGCGTTAACCTTCTCTCCGCCCATGCCAGTCCTCATGAGGTACAGTGCGTCGTTCACGCTTGGCTTTTCCGCCTTCGGGTACTTCGTCAGGGCGTTGTCGAGGTTCTTCAATCCCCTGTCACCAAAGAACTCCTTCACGAACTCGTAGGTGTACTTCGGAATCTTTTTGAGGTTCCTCAGCTCTCCCGCACCGACGGCATCTACGAGTCCAGGCATTCCACCTGCGGCAAGGATGGAAGCTGCCCCGATACCAGGTATGTTCGATGCGCCGAGGTCAACAAGGGAGTTTCCAGACTCCCTTCCAAGGATGACATCCGCTGCGTTTCCAGCGAGGGTTTCAAGCCCCCTGTTCAGATTAGGGTTGGAAAGCGTGTTGTAGAGCCAGTTGTTCGGCTTTGGCTTCACGGGGACGGTATTGAACGTGTTTCCTGGCCATATTGAAGGGACCCTCTCCTGTTCGTCATACGCCCTTCCACTCTCAAGTATTTTCATCGCCCTTCTCTGCCATTCCTCGCTTGAAGGTATCCTGTCCTGTGCTATCCTAGCAAGATATTTCTCGGTTTCGCCTGCCATGTGTTTACCTCTTCATTCTTCCGTGAAAGTGGGGTCAGTAGTTAGCGTCCTTCGGCTTATCGGAGTATACGTGAACTCTTCCCCTATACGTTTTTAAGTTTCGGAAAGCAGACCATGGCGACCAAAGCTTCTCGCATACATACCCGTAGAACCTCTTTGCACCCTCTGGTGGTTTCACCATTGAACACAGGTCGAAGAGCATCCTGCAGTATTCATCCGCTACTTCTTCCCTCGCCACGAACATGTTGGTCCAACTGAATTCGATTGGATAATGTGTACACATGTAGTTGTGATAGAAGTCACCGAACCCTTCATACAGCTCGTTCATCTTTTCTATGTGGTGAGTGTAGTAGTTGAAGGGCAGACAGTATGCGTCCATCGTATTAGGGAAGGCAACATACTTCTCCGTAAGAATTACGTCATGTTCCCGTAAGATTTCCGTAATCTCATCTGGTTCCAACAAATGGGTGTTTGACACGTCCCATATCGCCCTGCGGTAATGTTCCAGCCCCTTGTACGGAACGCCGTGGACATTCTTCCACAGGTAATAAAGCCCAGTGATTTCGTTGTAGAGCGGGTTCAACTCGTCGATGTTGTCGCCAGGGTGGGCCTCGTCCACGTAGAACGGGGTCCGCCCATGGTCAGGGGCAACGTCGAAACTGTTCTTCTTCATGCCGACCGAGTAGATTACTCCCATGGTTTACCTCCTCGGTTTCGGCATAAAGAACGCCGATGCCACGGTTATGACTATTGCTAGTACGAGAGCCTTTATCATCTGATTTCCTCGGCCAGGAAGGTGATATCGGAGGCGCCAATACCAGAGATTGTGAACCTTACGGAACGGCCAGGATTGCTGGAATATGCCACTTCGATGATGTAGGTCCACTGAACGTTAGTCTGGAGCAGGTACTGTGGGACACTGCCAACGTACGCAAAGTCGGATGACAGAAGGCTTACCGTGCTGAAATCGGTAGTTCCGTTAGGAGGTGCAGACGGGTTGCTAGCGTTATGGTATATCCTCGTGAACACCTTGTATGAGCCAGTCCATCCGCCAGTTCCAAGCTTGACGCCAACCTGCATCGTGCCTCCGTGTGTTCCCTTCTGGGCCAACACGAAGCTTGTAGTATGGTCGACCTCGTTCCATGCGTCGGTCGTGATTACAGAGCCATGTTCGGCGAACGTGGTGAGCGGAGCAGCGGATGTGTACATCGTCCACACGTTGTCGCTATCGACCTCGCAGAAGTCCTCGGTGTTCCATCCGAGGTTTGCCTTGCTGTTGAAGATGACACGTGCGGGGAAATTGTGAATCATCGGGTAGTATTGGGAACCACGCTTCGTCACAACGTAACTGCCGCTGTTGATTGCGTTCTGGATTGTGCTGAACGAAGTCGTGTTGTACTCGGCGATGAACACCCTGCCTTCGGCATCGTTCGGAGTGAACGTGCTCCATCCAGTGCTGTTGTTGAGCCTGTATATCGTCCTCTGTCCACCCTTGGCGAGGGCGTAGAAATAATACTCGTCCATGTCTGGATATGCGTTGAAACCTCCGTATGCAGCGTATGAATCCGCTCCTACTCCCTCGCTCAGTCTCATTACCAGATGGTCTCCCTGTGCGAGAGCCTGCTGCACCTGGGCGAAGGTTGTGGTACCGTACTCGGACACGAAGACACCTTCGCCACTTATGACATTGTCAGAATCAATGGAAATATGGAGGCCTGCGGTTAACCGTTTTTGGAAGGTGTTGTCGGCATCTGCCTGGGAGTACCAAACGTCGTACTTGTCAACGGTCCTTGTCCATGCAATCTCGCCCTCTGGGCTGTTCGTAAGCTGTGGAGTGAACGAGAGGATGCCAGCATTGCTGCTTCCTTCCCAATCGAGCCAGAACTGGTTCTGACTGAAATTGCGGAGTTTCAAATAACCGATGATGCGGTTTCCAGACTCACGGATTTCAAGCTTCTCGATGAAGGCGCTGGGCTTTGCCATGTCGTCGCTTGCGTCAACCACGTATGGCCATGCCACAGTGTAGTTCGCCCCCAGAGCCCTCGTCGCAGTTACGGAGAAGGTAACAAATGAACCGCCATAGTGACTAGCAGTGAACACGCATTGGCCACGTCCGTAAATGTATTGCCAGGTAAAGTCGAACACTTTACAGTAAGTGTACTGCACGTTATTCGTTGCAATAAGCCTGTGATGCGTCTTGTTGATTGTGTTGCCAGAAATTTCAATTCCGTATCCTCCACGGTACTTGCCCGTGATGACACCGTCGGAGTCTACATCGATTGTGTCGGAACCGAAGTATTCACGGTCCACCACGCCGATGTTGTATCGGGCCTGTTGCTTCTCTTCTTCGGTGAAGTCCTGCGGGAAGTTCGCAGCGACATGCATCTGCTTAGGTGCGCTCATTTTTAAAGTCCTCCTTCATTTCCTTGAGGGTTGTAATAACGTTGTCCATCTTCACAAGGACCTGGGTAAGTTGCTGGTTCATAAGTGATATCTGCTTGTTGCTATCAGCCACCTGTTGGAAAAGTAGGCCAATGTTATCTTTGTTTTGCTGTTCTTGGAACTGCAGCTTCAAGATATCGTCGTGCATCTTCTGGGAATCGTCATCACGCATGGCCTTGGTTGACTTTCGCTCCTCACGGATAGAACTGCATTCCGCTCGGCTCTTTATGTAAAGAGCGATGGCTGTTAACAAGCCTGCGAAGCCAGTTAGAACTGCTATTACGGCAGCGATGAATTCTGGATTTTCCAACATTGTTGCCTCCTATGATTGAACAAGTCGATATTTACCGTAGCACAAGTAACCCTTGTACCAGTATACATATCTTCCCTGAGGCCTTACGGTAGGGCCTCCGATTGTAATTTGGTTCCATGTAGACGAACGTGCGTCTAGCTCATAAGTCGCTCCGTTGCTGTCAGTAACGAAGATTTTCGTATTATCCGTCCAGACGTAATTACCTGAGAACGACGTAAGGCCGTACCATGTCTTTGCAGTCCATGTAGACGTACTCTTGTTGAGAACATAGTGGGTAGTGCCAGATGAATAATACACGTTGCCGTTAAAGTCTCTCCATACGTGTGTTCCTGTAGGAGTAGCCAAACCAGTCCACGTCTTGCTAATCCAGCGGTAATAATCGCTGTAAAGCAAAAGCATCTGGTTACCGTATGTTGAAGACGACTGGTACTTGACAAGTTCATCACCGTCACTCCAAGTGAATTGTCCATCGAACGCACTCAGCCCTGGCCATTCCCTCGAACGGGCTGTCTTTGATGACAGGTTCAGGAAGTAATGGTTCGATTCGTGCGAGTAATAAAAGTTACCTTGGAACTTCCATACGTCACGCCCAACGTAAGGGTAAAATTGTGTCCCATTATCGGTGTTCCTGAATCCGTCCCAGTTCTCCCATGTGTCGTTTGTCGTGTTCAACTTCAACTGGACATTAGCGAATGAACAGAAGTAATTGGTTCCGTCGCCGTAGATATCTGTTGCCGACAGCGAATCGTTATTAAACTTCTGTGTCCAACTGTATCCAGACCCTGGTGCCTCATAATAGATAAAGCTATACCTGGAATTAGTCGTATTGAATAGTATTACATATTGGGCACCAACATACCAGTTAGTTCCGTCGCTCCATACGTTCCTTCCACTAAAGTTGGCGCCGAAGCTTACAACAGTCCATGTTGATGTACTGGGGTTCAGCTTATAGTGGTTTGTGCCATTGGAGTATAACGTATCTGAACCATGATGCCAGATGTCCTTCACGTAAAATGACGTTACGGAGCTAAACCCGTTCCATGTCTTCACTGACCATGTGGACGTACTCCTGTTTAATACGTAATGCGTTTTGTTGTGGTAGCAGTAAATGTTCGTCCCGTCAGTCCAAATGTCATCTCCAGAAAAATTACTTAGGCCATTCCATGTCTTATCGTCCCACCACCCACTCCCATTTGCATCGAAATACTTATGTGTAGTTCCTGCCGAGTAATACACATTATTTCCGTCATGCCATACATATTCTCCGCTCATTGAACTGAGTTGTTGTGCCGTAGAATTCCAGCTTGAGCCGTTAAGGTAGTATTGATAGTAGCTGCTTCCTCCGCTATAATAGTTATAGCGTCTTGTTCCGCTAGTATAGTACCACAGGTTTTTAACAAACCCTGTTCGCTCTGGAATAGTAGTCGTTCCGCTCCATGTCTTTGTAGACCATGTAGATGTATTCTTGTTGTACACAAGCTGAGTAGAGCCAGTAGAATAAAAAATGTCTGTGCCGTCGGTCCAAATGTAACTAGCACTAAATGAACTAGGTGCATTCGTGAACGTTTTAGGAGCTACGGACATGTTACCAACGGCATATCCGTAATCAAGAGGGCGCCCTCCATAAGTAAGAACTTGCATTTACACCTCCTAGGCAAGGCTGATTCTTAGCTTTCCGTTTACGATAGTGATTGCAATGCCAGTTCCAGCCTCAATAGGAAGGCTGTCATAAGATGCCGAATTACCCTGCGGGCCAGTCGCACCTGTCGCACCCTTTGCACCAGTTGAGCCAGTCGCACCTGTTGCACCCTTTGGACCTGTTGCACCTGTATCGCCTTTTGGGCCAGTCGCACCTGTTGCACCAGTAGCACCTGTTGCACCCTTGGCGCCAGTCGCACCCGTAGCTCCCTTTGCACCTGTATCCCCCTTAGCCCCAGTATCGCCTTTTGGTCCAGTCGCACCAGTATCACCCTTTGGACCTGTTGCACCTGTATCCCCCTTAGCTCCCGTAGCGCCAGTAGCACCCGTAGCACCTGTTGCACCACGAAGTTGCTCGATTTGTCCAGGGGTCAACTCGTCGAAGGAAACATTTCCGTCGGCACCCGTAGCGCCAGTTGCTCCCGTTGCACCTGTTGCGCCCGTAGCTCCTGTTGCACCCATATCACCTGTCGCACCAGTATCACCTTTTAGTTCGGCCTTCTGTTCTGGAGTAAGGTCATTCCATGTGAACGAAGCACCAGTTGCACCCGTAGCGCCAGTTGCTCCCGTTGCACCTGTTGCTCCCGTAGCGCCAGTGTCTCCTTTAATTTCTGCCTTCTGTTCTGGTGTTAGGTCGTCGAACGTGAGTGATGCACCAGTGTCGCCTTTTTCACCCGTTGCTCCTGTTGCACCAGTAGCACCCGTTGCGCCCGTAGCGCCAGTCGCACCCGTTGCTCCCGTAGCGCCAGTAGCACCAGTATCGCCCTTTGCGATGGTCAAAAGAAGTTCTTGAAATGTTAATGGGGCTCCCATATTTCCTCCTAGTTAGAAGCGATGCGGTTGACGCCGACGACCTTATGAATGTTGCTTAGCAAGGTTGATGAATGTTCAATCGTAAGTGTAGTTCCATTAGTGTAGTTTGTTTTCAAGTCGAGCACTTTATCACATGTTATGCTGGTTTGATTAACAGTGTAATGTGTGGTTACTATAAAAGCATTTGTCGCACCAGTGTTGAAACCAAGGTTAAACTCGGTGATATTCGTAATCACCTTGAGTGTTTTTTCTTCAAGAAAGTAATTCCCAGAAGATTCACCTATGTATATCCTAATCTTCTCAAAGTTGTAAACGCTTTCTGAAAGATTAGCAGTAGAAACTCCTGTTCCTTCTCCGTCGAAAAGCACCGTCTCATCCGCCTCTACAACGAACCTGTTGTTAGCCGTGTCCGCAACCAGTCTTACACCCTTGCCAGCAACCACTGGCACCGCCGTCACTGGGCCGCGAATGGCCCTGTTCAAATTAACTGCTGTCATTATGTGTTACCTCCTGCGATGCGGTGGACGCCGACTACCTTGTAGATGCACTTCATGTCATTGTCTGCATTGTTTCTTATTGTATCTGCTGTAGTTACTGAGTAAGTACTATACATGCACTTTGACCTTGATACTGATATGGAAGTTCCATTCACTAGGCCATAAGCCCTGATTAAGTAGTCAGTTCCTCCTTGACCAGCACCGAAGATGAAGTGAAGTGCAATGCAGCTTCCTGGGAACCTTTGTACAAGAGTTCCGTTTGTAGCTCCGTAGAAACCTACTGTGATGTCCACGTATTCGAAGTTGCTCATAGCTTCAGATAGTGTACATGAGGTAACACCGCTCCAGTTAGGGTCTATGTACAACAGAGTTTCGTCAACACCTAGCGCACGCTTCAAGTAGTTCAGTTGCTGTTGTGAGAACGATTCTGGACCAGCGAGAGGCATGCCCACGAGTTGGCCTTCGACTGACATCATTTGATTGTTATCTGGCATGTTAAAACCTCCTAGTTGTTGGAAATGCGATTCAAGCCAACTACCTTCATTAAGCAGTAACCTCTGTTATTACCATTAGTATGATTTGGTGAAGTTAATGAACCATACAGTAGGCCCCTTCTGTCGCAAACAAGATTTCCATCAGAGTCGATACTATACTGAGCATAAGGTATGTTCAGGCTAGGCGGGGTTCCAGCGTTCTGCCAAGGAGTTATGAATATTGTTGATGAACCACGTACAGAATATTCCTGGGTACATGGGCGTCCATGGAACTCCATATTGTCAACTGTTATTTTTATTCTATCGAAATGCAGTACGGATTCGCTAAGAGAGAAAACCTGACCTGCCGTGTTATTAGTAACAGTGTCTGTTTCATATAGCACAGTCTCTCCGTAAGACGAGCTAATTCTCAGCGTGTTTCCATCGGGATTGTCAATCACGATGCCTGGACCAGCCACGACATCCACGGGACCTTCGACTTGGAGAACCCTGTTTCCGTCGCTGTCGGTGATGAATTCTAGGCCGTCACCAGCGTCGAACTCGTCTTCCTTGGTGGCAATGGCTTCTGCAACTGCGGTTCCGCTCTGTGGGTTGGAAGAGGTTGCATCATAGGTTTGGTCTACTGTTCCGCCCCATTCACCAGTATCGCCCTTGGGACCCTGAGGACCAGTTGCACCAGTAGCACCCGTTGCACCAGTGGCTCCTGTTGCACCTGTCGCACCGTCACGGCCAATGATACCGTCTTCACCTTTTGGACCCGTAGCTCCCGTTGCACCAGTAGCACCTGTGGCGCCCGTCTCACCAGGAGGAACTGAATCGGAATCAACAGATATGATAACCTTCAATTCTCCGCCATCGGAGTCGATATCCATGTTGATGCCGTCGCCAGCAACGAACGGAATCGTGAAAGGGATTTCACCTGCAGGACCAGTCGCACCAGTCGCACCAGTATCACCCTTTGGGCCAGGTTCTCCCGTGTCTCCTTTCGGTCCTATTAAGCCGTTTAGGAAGTCTTCAATTGAGCCAGTATTGCCTTCTTCAATCCACAATTCATATGCGGACTGTCCGTCGGCACCCGTATCTCCCGTCGCACCAGTCGCACCCGCAGGACCAGTTGCTCCAGTTGCACCCATCAACTCGGCCTTTTGTTCTGGGGTCAAATCATCGAATGTTAATGCGGCACCAGTTGCACCCGTAGCACCTGTTGCACCCGTCTCGCCTTTCAATTCGGCTTTCTGCTCCTCGGTAAGGTCGTCGAACGTGAGTGATGCACCAGTTGCACCAGTGGCTCCTGTTGCACCAGTAGCACCTTTCAATTCTTCCTTCTGTTCCTCAGTGAGGTCGTCGAACGTGAGTGATGCACCTGTTGCACCCGTTTCACCAGTTGCACCAGTTGCTCCCGTTGCGCCTGTGGCGCCCGTCGCACCAGTTGCTCCAGTATCACCAGTTTCACCCTTGATGGCTACTAGGAAGTCTTCGATTGAGCCAGTGTTGCCTTCTTCAATCCAAAGGTCGTAAGCGGACTGTCCGTCGGCACCCGTAGCACCTCGTTCACCCTGTTCTCCAGGTTCGCCCTTGATGCCATCAAGCTTGACAATTTCGAGTCTCTGGATATAAGCTTCCTTCCAGTTGACAGGAGTGCCTGGGGCGAAGTAGAGAACCTCGGTCTCGGCATCTTCGGGAACCTTCCTGATGAACTGTACACGAACGTTGTGTCGGTTTCCAGTTGTTTCAGGACCAGATGAATCAAATTGGTAGGCCAATGATTCATTTGCGTTTCCATGGCCAGTGTAAACCAACACCTCATCCAATGTATTGGACAGGGCTTCTGGGTCCTGCTGATAACGGATGATGCAGCTAACGAAGTAGAGACCTGGCTTCAAATAGATGTAGCCAGGAGGGTTCGAATCAGGATATGGACATGTTTCGATATGGTCGATGAAGTTTCCTAGATATTCAATCTCGTTACTCGGAATGCCGAGCGTATGGCCAGCCTCGTCGCCAGGGAAGTTGGTGTATGTAGGACCGTACATTCCTAGCCAGTGTTCCATGCTTGAAGGAGTTATAATCGTGCTACCTCCAGCTGCTTCGGTGGCCATAAGGTTTGGAATAGTGAAAAGGAGTGAGTCGTTCCTGTCGTAGACTTCGAGGCGGTAGACCTTCTTGATGTCAACGAACACGCCCTGGGCACGCCCGTTGTCGTCGAGGACGATGGGCTGCCTCATGATTTCCATATTGTCGTTGTAGACCTGTGCGAGGTCGTCAGTGCCGTTTATGAAAACACGGAGAAGGCCAGCTGTGTTTAGAGCACCTGACCTTGTCTGAAACTGCGTTGTAGGGCTAAAAAGCCTTGCGTATTTAGTAGCCATGTAAACCTCTTCTTTCTATGCGAGAAAGTAGGGGCCGCATGGAGTTGACTAGCTTCCGCTCCTGACGAACGTAGTGTACCCGTTATGGTTATAGTTTGCGGTATCGGTAGACCACAGTGGCTTCGAGAGCCAGACATATACGAGGAACCTGTTGTTGTAATCCTCGTTTTCGAGGTCGGCCTGTGAGGAAAGACCGTTGGCATACCACACGTCGCAATCCGCCCAGTCGCCATCCGTGTTCTCCTCCTGGATGAGTGCGGTAATACGGCTGTTCGGGTTTGCTGGGTCGAGCATTCCGTGCGGCGAGCTGTTGGAGCTTGAACCGCCTGGTTCGTAATCCCACGGCATGAACAGGTAGTAAACGTCGTTGCTCCTGTAGTAGTGGTGAGGACCAAGCTGCTGCTCGTAGTGGTGGGTCCAGTTCTGGTAGTTGTCGATTCTCGGAGGCGCCATTCCTGGGCAGTTTCCAGAGTTACCGCTGTAACGCCACGTACCCATGTTCGTGTCCTGGTATGTCGCATACATGTAAGGCTCGTAGTATCCCACATGCCACTGTGTCATCTTGATTCCGTGTTCGTCGATAGTGTCGAAACGGTTGTTGATGATGTGCATCGTAAGGAACTTGACAGCCGTTCCCCTCACCTCGTAGTGCGGGTGTTCGGCATCCCAATAATACGTAATCCACAGACGGAAGGCGCCGTTGAAGCTGTTGTTCTCCAGGACGCATTCGTAGAGGTAAGTATCACCAGACTTGTAAGGATACAGGTCTATCGGGTTGGAGCTCGTGCATCCGCACATAACGAGACGGTTAAGGTACCACTTGAAGTTGTTCGAGATGAACACGTTCCTGAAAGCGATTTCCTTGTTCCTCGTGTATGCGTTCCTGTCATCGGTAGTCATCTTGACAGGACCAGTCCATGAGCCGCCATAGATTGACAGGGTGGTCTTGCACGGGTCGATACCCTCGGCTCCGTTGATGGAGATGTCGGAATCACGGGATGTTATCATGGTCAGACCGCTGTGGTAACGCTGGATGGAAACCACGCACCTTTCCATGTTGAGCACGAGACCGTTGGCGCTGTTGATTAAAAGGCTAGCCTTCACGTCCTGCAGAACCATCGAGTTTCCCGTAAGGGTAAGCGTTCCAGTGAAGTTGGCGTTCTTGATGGTCGTGAACGAGTCGGAATCGAGGTATGCTCCGTCGGCAGTCCTTCCCTGCAAGTCAAGCGTGTATTCGCTCCATACGACGGAGTTGAGCCTCTTCCTGCGTTCAAGCATCGTCGATACCCAGCGGCTTGCACTGTCGAAGCAGTCAAGGTCGGGAGCGTAGTCGAACTGAACATGGAGTCCGTTCGATATCAGGCCAGGTGCCCACGTACCGTTGCGGAAAATCCTGTCGCCGAAACCAGTTCCAGTAATCCTAACGTAGTCATCAGCTGGCTTGAAGAAATTGTCTGGTATCGAAGTACCGAGGCCAATCTGGAAGAAGGAATTGTTATTGTATGAAGTTACCTTCGTGTCCGTTCCAATCACGGTCTTTCCAGAGAGGTTTGCGACCGTGTCCAGAGAAGAGTAGTTGAAATAGTTTGTCGGGTCTACGTACAGAACATGTGCATCGCAATGCCAGAACGCATTGACGCTCCTGAACCATGAGGAATGGGCCTCGGCCCTGGGGTCGGTGAAGATGAATTCGGCGACATGGTTCCTGTTAAGCGGGATGATTGCGGAAGGACAGACGAATTCCGCCCTAGTGAACCTTGCACCTTCGTCGAAATACAGCGTCTTCGTGGTAGAATAGGTCGTGTCGCTCGTGTAGTTTCCGTGGATGAACCTTGGAATCTTCGGGGTCTTGATATTCCACTGGGAGACGATGTCTGGATAAGTCAAAAAGGCGGAGATGTTCGCCTCGTTTCCTGGGGTAATTCCGTAGACTGAGCAAGGAAGCTTCTCGTCATCCCAGAGGAGAATCCATCTTCCCGTATCCGTGGTGTTGGAGAGGACTACGATGCCGTCATCTGGTTCTTCGGTAGATGTCGGGTCCCAAACGTAGTTCCTCATCGGGGCTGCAACATTGCTGTCGTAACCGTAGACGGAAACCACGCCGACTTCCGTGTTGGTATCCTTCAATGCGTCGATTCCGTTTATGACCGTGTCGTTCTTCACGTCAGGAACATTGAATCCAGCCTGGAAGGTGTCTATCAGTTCGTATGTACCGTCCCCGTTGGCCTTCTCTACCCTGACATCGACAACGGCTGCGTCGAAGAACAGGGTAGGAATCCTGCCCTCGTCCGAGGTGATAATCGGGTTGACGGCAGCACGGTAGATATCCCCGTCGAGAGTGAAGATGTCGTTCAGGGTGTCTGAATCGTGCTTGAAAATCGAGATGCGTCCACCGACGAGAGGGAAACCCTGGTCATCGAAGAACTGGTTGATTGGCAAACTGATTTTCATTATACACCTCCCATTACTGCCTTGGCTATTTCAGCGTTGGCCTTTACCTTTGTTGCATCGAGTTCGACGGCCTGCTTTTCAAGTTCGAGCTGCTTTGATGCGGTTTCGAGCTGTGCCTGTTCGGCATCGGCGCCACCTTCAAGCTGCTTCTGGAAGGCCATCTCTTCCATCTTCTGCTGATGCTGCAAGCCCATTTCTGCGAACTTGGCCTGGATGTCCTTGTCCTTGTTCTTGTCGTACTGCTGCCACTGTTCGAGCTGCTTCTGCATGTCCTCAATCTGTGCATTCTTCTGCTCGATAGCCTGCTTCATCTGTTCGATGGTATCGAATGCCTGCTGTTCCATCGGGCTCGGCTGAGGAGCGGAATGGAGTGCCCCGAACACGTTTCTCAAAATCGGGTTGTCGTTGTGGCTCAACAGGATTCCGTCAACCAGCTTCATCTTCTCTGTGTCAGGCACAAGGGCTGCCAACTGGATGAGTTCCTGTCTTGCAACCTGCTTTTCGCAATACTCGCTCGGACCCTGTATTACATCGAGGGTTACGTTACCGTAGCCCATCAGTTTCAGGACCGTCTCGCCGACAGCCTTGAAGGTGTCCCTGAGGGATGCGAAGAAGTGGCGTACGGTGCTCTGTGTCTGGCGTTCGTTGTAGATTACCTCAGTGGCAGTAACCTGTGGCTGACCGTCGATTAGGCCCTTTGCGTCAACTCCCGTGATTGTCGAGAGCAGTTCAAGGTTGGCAGAGATGATTGCCGTGATGTCGCCATACTGCACGCTGTTGTCGATGCGCTTCGGTTCTGGGTATTTCACCTTTCCGTCTGGGGAAGTCTCGTTCCACAGGAGTAGCGGGTTCAGGTTGTTGAAGAAGTTGCGGTAACCGTCGTCATATCCTTCAACGGCCTGGGGGGTCGTAAGGAATGTCGGCTTCGGAGCTATCGCCATGCGTTCGCCCAGCTGGGTGAAAGCGTAGTTGATAATCTTCTGTATCGGGGCGCCTTTCCTCACAAGGCCCTGCCACAGTTCATCGTCGCCGTCCCATGTCTTCTCGCCGTAAACGGGGAAGATAGGAACACGTTCGATATCCAGCTGTGTAGGCTCTTCGAGGAAATCGTTGTTCAGCATGCGGTAGACTGAGCACTTGCCGTCTTCTACTCGGAAGTAGGTGACAATGCACATCGTGTCAGGGTTGCTGTTGTCCGTCACGTTGATGAGCGGGCGCACACCCTTTGCCGTAACCCAGCGTTCACCGAACTTTGCCTCGACATAGTTCTTGCTCTTGAACTCGACAATCGCCGCCTCGACCGCATCGTGTCCATCCCTTTCGATTGAATCAGGGTCGAAATAGACGTTCTCAATCTTGTCGATGGAGTATAGGGCGGGGACTTCGACCTGGTTTCCGTTCTCGTCCGAAACCGATTCCGAACCGATTGCGAAATAACCCAGTCCGAAAGCGACTTCCGAATACAGCACGTCGTATGCAGCACGGTTGTTCGAACCGTTCTTGATAAATGCGTCGGCTGCCATGTCGATTTCCTGGTTGTCGCTGTACCACTTGTAGGGATAGTTTGCATATCCGTTCGCAGTTGAGTTGACTGAGTTTGCGAGAACGTTGATTACACGTCTCGGTCTTGACTTTGCGATAAGGCGGGAATCAGCCTTCTCCCACTGGTTTCCTGAAAGGAACGAGCGGTCTTCCTTTATTCGGGCAATCTGTGTGCTCCTCTTCGTATTGGCACGGGACTCAAAGTCCTTCCAGAGCTCAATAACTTCTTCGATGCTTTTCATTCAAAACCTCTCTTTTCTGTTTTGGAAAGTAGGCCCTATTCAACATCGAACGTAGGCCTGAACACCCTTGTTCCAGACAGCAGGTCGTTACCCCTTTCCAGGAGCCACAGCTTGAACCCGTTCGGGTCGTCCTTGTAACCAACCGTCATTATCTCTGGGTTATCTGCGATTGCCTTTAGATACTTCTGGTCTGTTTCGGTAAGTCCCTGGTTCTCCCCGATTACTTTCAGAACGTCTGCTGACTTGTTCCTGTTTGCGGGAGCCGCCTGGGTCTTCCTGCTCTCTTTCTTCAATGTCTTCTTGATTTCGGGAGTCTGTGAAAGAATTAGGTCGGAAGCATCCTCGGTTCCTGCCTTGTTTACTGCCCATGCTGGCAACGCCTGGTTGAGGATGTTTGCCGCACGTTCTCCACGTGTTGCTACGGCAGGTCCCGTTCCGTGCCATGTGGCATAGTTGATGAACTCATTAGGATGCCTTGCCAACGCTTCCTCGATTTCCTTCTGTCCTACAACGTCGAAGAACTTAGCTCCTTCGGAACCTTCAGGAGTAATCTTCTGAATATACGGTGAAGGGAGCGTTTCAGGATATTTGAAATAATTGCTTGCTGGAAGACCTATGCCGTTGTATGCCTTCATCTGGTCGGCAACTACGTCTAGCGTATTGTCAACGGCATCTTCGGCCCTCTGCTCGGCTTCCTGCTTCACCTTGTTTGCCGCAGCTTCCCTTGTTTCCTTGCTTACCAGCTGGATTTCGCCTTTATTTATGGCGTCGATTATAGCCTGGTCAAGAACGGCTTGTTTCAGTACATCGTCGCTTACACCAGATGCAGACAGCTCTGGCGTCCTTCCCATCCTTGCCGCATTGAATGCGTCCTCGGTGAGCTCGCCCTTGTTGACAATCGGGAGGTTCAGTTTGAGGGCAACGTCCGATGCGAAGTCGTCGCCAGACTTCTTTGCCGAAAGGCCTAGCGTTTCGAGGACCTTCCTTACGGTTCCCTGTCCGCCCTTCTCCATTCCGCTTCCTGTCCATCTGTCTATCATTGGTCCTGCTGCACGCATGATGCCACGGTTTACACCCTGGTTGATTGCTGTGCCGATTGCAGCGTCTCCTACCGAGAAGTCTGCACGGTGTCCCATTCCAGGGTCATTCTCGTCGTACATTGCAGCATCCATCGCTTCCGATGCGAACGGTACAACTGCGTTTCCGAGGATGTTGCCAGACATTGCGCCAGCTCCCTGTGCGAAACGCTGAAGCTTTCCCGCTGCTGGTCCACTCATGTAGGGTACAACCTTGGATGCGACCCTAGGTGCAACCGTTGCCAGAACCCTTGGTGCAACCCTTGCTCCTACCGAGGCGATTCCTGCACCTGGGATTGTCATGAGTGCATTCTCTCCTAGGTCTCCAAGTGCGTCCTTTACAGTCCAGTCGCCAGTGTTTATGAAGTCCTCTGTAATACGGGGTGTAAACAGGGACGAAAGCATCCTTACGGCAAACGGGATTGACTCCTTCCTTGCCTTGGGGATGTCCCTGAGCATCTTCTGGGCTTCCGCCTGCTTCCATATTTCGTATACGGTTTTCCAGCCCCTTTCTCCGTAGACTGGGTTCTTGACAATTTTCTTCTTCCATTCGGGAGCCTTCTTGGGGAACTCCTCGATGAACTTGTCTGCCTTCTCCTTGGCGTCCTTTCCTTCGATGCCGATGATTTCTATGACGTTGGCCATGGAAGGGATTGTCGGCTCGGTAATCTTGTCAGCCTTCGTGAAGGGACTTGCATTACCGTACTTTTCAAGGAACCTCTGTTCGGCCAGCTCGTCAGTAGGAGCCTTCATCTTGTAAAGGGAATCTATGACATCCTGAGATACGTACTTGCCTTCCTTCAGCCAGTCTTTGAGAACTTCTTTTGAACTTGCCATTGGATTACCTCATCTTTGGTGCTGCGCCGTCGAACGTGGCGTACTTCTTGAGGAGCTTGATTTCCTTGTCGTTAGGGTCGTCCTTGTTCCAGCGTGCAGTGAACGAAACTTTTTCAACCTCGGTCATGTTCTGGTACTTATCGACAAGTTTCCTTGCCTCGCCCTTTTCCTTTTCCCAGTCTTCCTTCGCCTTCTTCTTTTCGCCAACCGTCTTTGTTGCACGGACACGCTTTGCCTCGGCCTTGAGACCAAGCTCGTCGTACCTCTTGGCGATTTTCTCCCTCTGGTCTGCATCTTTGAAGAAACCCTTTTCGTTCGTTGCAGAAGCCTCGTCCTGTACAAGGGTTGCAACGCTGTCTTGTCCCTGGTCTTGACCCTGGTTTACAACAGGGGCGGAAACACCGTATGCAGCAAGTTCCCTAACGAGTCTTGCCCTCTTTGCTTCAAGGGCTTTCTTTGCACCAAGGTCAGTATGGTAAGGAATCTGTATGTCGGTTTCCTCGATTTCACCGATGAGACGCTTGATTTCTGCCTTGGCCTGTTTCTCCTTGTCGGCCTGCCTTGCAATCTCGTTCTGCTTTGCCTGCCAGCGCCACTGCATTGCAGTATCGGCCAAACGGTTGCGGTCGTTCTGCCTTGCGATGATGTCGTTCTGGTGCGCCCTAGCATTGCCGAAATCTCCGATTGCAGCACGGTTGGCAGCAAGCTTCCTGTCAAAGGAATCCTGGTCCATCCATTCTGCACGCATGGTTTCTAGCTGGTTCTGCAAGTAGCGGATTTCGTTCTCGTTGTATGCGAGCTCCTTTTCCAGCTCGACACGGTTGGAATAGGTCGCTGGTGCAGCTGACTGCTGCTGTGCGTTCCATGCCTGTTCTGCGGCTAGCCTCTGCTGGTTTGTGTCGTATGCGTTCTGTGCGTTCTGCACGCTTCCCTGCTGTGCAGCGTATGCAGCGGACGGGTCATACCTTTTGCCGTTGAAGTAGCCGTTAATGGCCTGCTGATATCCTGCGTTGTTCAACGCCTGTCCGTAACTTGTTGGAAACATTGTTCAAATCCTCTCTGTTTTCAAGGTTGAAAGTAGGCTAGTGCGCCATAGACCCGTCATAGTTCTTGTCGTTCCATGCGCCTAGGAGTTTTCCTCCTCTCGACATGTACGGACCTCCTGGACCACGGCTCTTCACTGGGTAAACGGCACGTCCAATCGAATCTGCTTTGAGGAGTTCCTGTGCAGCCCTAGAAGCCTCGTAGGTGTTCGGGTATGCCTTGAAAGTGTACCATGTCGGCTTGTTCTTCCACTGCACCTCTATCCTTGCATCTGGGGTCAACCTGATTCCAGTTACCGCAGAAGATGAAACTGAGAACGGAAGGCGTGATGCCGACTCGTTCCAGAACTGGGGAAGTCTCTTCTCCTCTTCTAGGCCCTGGTTCAAGGCACGGCGTTGCTGCTTAGGTGTCATACCTGGATGAATATGCTTGGTTATCGTCCTGTTGTGAAGGTCGATATCCTGCATGATGCCAGCCTCGTCGATGATGGACATGTTGGCCTTTCCGCTAGAGTTCTCGTTGGCCTTGCCAGGTATGTAGTCAACGTCGTAGTTGTGCCATGCATCTGGTGCGAACTCTGTCGGGTACTGCTTGGCCATGAACTGGGATGCGGCATCGGACATGCCTGGAATAGAAGGGGCCGAACGGGAAGCACCAGAAACGGAGCCGAGGATTCCTGCGGCCCTAGCTGCGGGAGTAGAGCTCATCCCTGCGCCTATAAGGAACGCAAGGATTTCCTTCGCCATCTGTGCGTTGTTGTTCTGTTCGGCCATGGGTTAACCCCCAAGGTTGTTCGAATAAGGGTATGCCATCGGGGTAGGCTGTTCTGGAGTAGATACGAACGTGGGGGCTGTTTCGTTAGGTTGAACAGCCTGCTGTTGCATACCTGCGAGTTCTGCCTTGATTTCCTCGTTCCTTCTCTGGAGTTGTGCAATCCTGTTCGAAATCTCGTCCATCTTCGTAAGGGCTTCGTTCCTTGACGAAATCAGGTTTGCATATTCCTTGTTTGCCTGCTTCACTTCATATCCACGGAGGGCAGCACCAAGGTTTTTCGCATCACGCATTGCGTTCTCGGTAGTGTCCTTGACCTGAATCTGCGGGATGTTGACTCCCGCCCAGTTGAATGAAAATCCCATGATTCACCTCCCGTTAGGAACCTGCTCCGAAGTAGGCGCCAGCGAACTGTGCGACAGGTCCGAGTGCAGATGCGATTCCGCCACCAGCGTTCTGGTTCTGCAATGCGTTTACACGTCCTGCGGCCACGTTTGCCTGCGTCTGCAAGCCACCGAGCCTGTTGTTCATTGCTGCCATGGTTGCATCGCCTAGACCCTGAGTGAGCATGTTGCGGTCGTTTCCGTACTGGTCGATGCCGTACTTCGCCCTGTCCTGCGTTGCGTTGTAGTTGTTCCATGCGTTCTGGGTGTTTACGTTGTATTCAGCCAGGGCCTGGTTCCTGTCCTGCATGAGCTTGTTGTACGCCTTCTCCCATTCCTCACTTGTGTGGGCTTGGGCACGGGCCCCGACACGGTTCATATAGTCGCTCGAAAACCTGTTTCCGCCAGTTGCGGCAGCATTGTTCATGGCAGACATCTCGGCTTCCCAACGCTGGTTTGCGGCTGGGTCGAAGAACTGGTTGATGTCTCCACCGTACGTGAAGTCCTTGTTCTGGTACACGTCGGAGTTCAGGAAGTCCTGCAAGGCCTGGTTGTACTTGCTTGCTCCCTGACCGTAAGTGCTGTTGACAAGGCTACGGTAGCTGTTGATGTCGGCGTTGTTCTTGGCGACTACGTCGTTTGCAGCGCTCTCGATGTCATCGTATGCCGAGGCTGCGTCCTCACGGTTCTTGTAGCTGTTGTAGAGGTTGGAGGCAATGGAACCTGCGGCGATTGCCCCTCCGATAATCAAAGGTACCATGTTACTTCTCCTTCTTCTTCTTGGTTTCTTCCTTGCCCATCTCCTCGTCTGCCTCGTCGATTTCCATCATGTCGATGAAATCCTCCATGAGAGAATTGAGCATCTTCAATTTTTCGAGCGTCTCTTTCTTGTCCATTGTTGAACCTCGCTTTTTCTATTTTGAAAGTAGGGCCGCAACCCTGGCCGAATCCCCGAACATATTCAGCTGGAACAGCCCAGGCTTGGTAACATTGATTGCAGTCTGGCCTGGTTTCACTATCACGGCGTCGACTGAACCGTCCGCATGCGACAGGGTTCCAGCAACGGGTCTTGTAACCTTGAATGGAAGCTCTGTCGAACCTGCTTCCAGCGTGGCCGTAATCACGGTAAAGAACGGGGTTACGACAATATGGTATGAACCAGAGTCGTACTCGTTCCACGAACCCGTGAGCATTTCCAGCACGTCTACAAAGGGGCTGGTCCTATTTATCATGCCACTCTTCATTATATTACCGCATTGGTTGGGGTGATACGTTGAGAACAGGTGGTCAGTTCCAGGCTGGTCGGATGCGAGTATGTAACCCTGAGCACACAGAGCCTGTTCAAGCCGAGGCTGTGAAACCGTACCCTGTGGTCATAATTACCAGTCCTTCCCAGCTTGCAGGAACGGACGTTTCCGAACGTGTTTCCGCCGTCCTTGCTCACTTCCAGTAGCAGGTCTGGCTGGAGAGAATAATCTGCCCAGCAACCCACGTTACACTCGATTCCCAGCTCGTTGAAGATGAACGGCCTGTTGTTGTCAACCACGACTGCACCCTGCCTGTGCCTAATCATCGGGAGTCTCGAACCGCCGACGTAATCCTCGTACCAGTAATCGTCGGTGTGTTCGTACATGGCACCGTCGTTACAGAAGGCGATGAACTTTCCACCGAACCATATCAGTGCGGAAGGACGCCAACGGGTTTCAACACCAGATTCATGGACACGGGAGCAACGCTGATGCCACTCCGATGTCTCCGTGTCGAACACCCAAGTTTCCTGCAAGTTCTGCAACTGGAGTACATAAAAGTTGTGGTCGCCCTCTGCGTATGCAAATGCGAATGCAGTGTCAGATGTCTCGCCTAGCAGTTTCTTGTCTAGCCAGTCTGGGCTAATCTTCTTGTACTGCTGTCCTGACACCATCATGATGCCCTTTGCGTATGATTCGCCAGAGCCGAGATAGTACAGGTTAGAACCGCAGATTGCAACCGAGTATGGCGCCTGCAAACCGTTCGAAGCGTTGGCCGTATACGACTGTCTAATCCATGTTTCGTACTCGCCTGAGCCCCTCTGCCAGATTTCAATCGTCTTTGAACCTAGAAGATAGAGCGATGCGCCCACAGCGCAAATCGCCTGCAAATTATCAGACGAAACTTCGGCGTTAAAGTACTGTTGAACCCCGTAATTGTCGAGGAACATGTAGTCGAGGGAATCCACCTGCTTGGTGAGGACTTTCAGGCTGTTGTTCGGGTCGTACTGTACTTCTCCGTTGACGATGTCGAACACTTCCCTCTTCTCGCTGTTGAGAGGATAAGGGATGGTGTAGTATACGAAACCGCTACCCGAATCCGTTATACAGACCGACCCTCCTACCACGCATACGTGGGTTGGCCGAATCATGCCTCCGTCTCCAGTTACACGCTGAGGGAGTGTAACCTGTTGGAGGTTCCCTCCTTCGAGCAGGTCGTAAACCCAGAGGTTGAAACCGTCGGCTATGAGCAGCATCGGTCGCAAGCCGCCAGTCTCCGCAAAGATGACACGGGACGCACCAGATGCGACCTGGCCTATCATAGTGGAGTTGCCAGCGATGTCGATTCTGTAAATCTTGTTTCCGAAGCAGACGAATGCGTTTTCCTGCTGGTTCTGGACTGCGAGGCCGACAGATGACACGTATGCTCCCCTGCACCTTGCGCTCGTATGGACACGCTTTATCAGTTTCAGTCCAGGGAGGGAAGTGAGGTAGTTGTTCGCTGCGTTGATTTCCCTGAACATGTTGCAAGACCATGAACTTCCCATGGTGGCAGGATGCTTGCCACGGTTTGTAGCTGGTTCAATCAAATAGTTGGTAACCGAGGTCTGGGACATTGTTTACCCCCATTGTGTCGGGCAGAATCCGTTCACGTATGCATCTTCGTAGGAACCGCAAAGTGCTGCACCAGACTGGAGCATCCTCTGCGTGATGTTGTTGCGCTTGATTAGGTTGCATGCGGTCTTGAAGTCGGTCTCGCATTCGGCCTTCTTTGAATCGGAAAGGTCATGGAACTTTGCAAGGCGGAACTTCAATCCCTCGAACAGCATGTTGTTGTAAAGGTCGGAAAGGTAAATCTTGCTGTCGAGATTGTACTTCGGCATCTTCGAGTTGTACCAAATCCTGAGCGGTGTCGTGCTGTTTCCATCGAGGGTAAGAACACCTATTTCACGGTGGGTTTCATCCAAGGTTGCAAACTCGGTTGGCAACTCCTCGAAGTCCCTTCCGTAGTTCCAAGATGTAGGAATCGTGTTCTGGTTCTTCATGAACAACTGGATGGAATCCTTAGGGTTCAACGGGAGATAACGGTTTCCCATCTTGCGTGCGACACCCTCGATTTTCTCAGGGGGTTCCATGTCGATGGTGTGTGGCTGCGGTGCTTCTCCCTGTTTGAGCTTGCGGAAAGTGAGAACCTTAGCAGTCGATACGTCGAGGAACTTCTGCATGTGGGAGATATAACCCTCTGAGTTCAACTGTGATATAAGCTCGTTCAGTTCACCGCATGCAGACTTTGCCATGGTACCGTCAGTGGCTTCACCAAGACCAGTCATGTTGAGGGCCTCGTAGGCCTTTTGGATTAGTTCGTTTACGGCAATCATTGTTTACCTCTTCTTTCTGAGATGGAAAGTAGGGTCGCAAAAAGGGAGCCAGGTTACCCCAGCTCCCTCATTGGAGAGTATTGTATGTTTGGACTATCTTATCGAAAAGCCGATTAGACCTTCTTCACGTAGATACCCACGGCAGAACGTGCGTCCCAGATACCCGATGCGAACGGGCAGTCAAGACGGACGAGCTTCGTGAGGTTCGTGCCATCGCCGTACGTGCTCATCTTCACGGTCACGCCGCCGACGGTAGAAACATCTTCGTTCTCGGAACCAGGAAGGTTTTCGAAGCGGAAACTATCATATGCCATACAATCCTTGGTCCTTACCTGACCTACCCAGTAAGTCGTGTTGGCTTCGAGACCAGCGGTGAGGCTGATGGAAGTCGTGCCTTCCTTGACCCATGCGTTCGGGTTGCCCTTGCCCTTGCCTTCGACGGTGATACGGAGCGGGCTGATTTTGCCCTTCGTACCAGCTTCGTTGACGGAGAGAACAACGATTGCAACATCCTGTTCAGTCTCGATGCCAGACTGGTCCACAATCTTGAGGTCGCCACCCGTGGTGAACACGAGGCCAGCCTTCAGGTTGGTACCAGAGATTTCATCAACAGCTTCGAAACCGTCGGAATCTTCGGTCATTTCGAGAGCGATGGAAGCGCTGCAAGAAGCAGGAGTCGTAACGGTCGGGAGCAACGGTTCCTGAACCTGTTCAGCACCTGCGTACTGGCCTAGGTAGTTGCGTCCGTAAATATCCTTGGCTTCCTGTCCGCTAATAAAATTAGCCAAGCCACCAGCAGAAATCTTGCCCATCACCGTCGGGTGCATGAACGACACAACTTCACCAGAAACGGCGAGTTCGTTCAAGGCAGCGGCAGCGTCAGAGAGGGTGCCGAACGAAGCGGTACCAACCACGGCCTGCATGTTCTTGAACACGTTGTCCTTGATGACTTCCTTGGCAACGGTACGTGCGAGCTTCTGGCCCTTCGGAACTGCAATTTCCTTCTTGAAGTCCTCGATATCAGCAATGTCGTTCCATGCGTCGAGGGTGCAGGAAGTGTTGAAGTTCTGGAGCTTGATGTTGGCTTCTACTTCCACGATATCATCGGGAGAAGCGGTCAAGCCTTCATGAACGGTGCCGACATCAGGCAGATAAACGGAATATTCCTTGCCGTATTTCTTGCCCTTGAATTCGGATTGCGGCATCTTGGAAACAGAAGCCTTGACATAATTGAGCTCATCTGCCACAGCAGCTGCGACGAGCTTCACTTTCTTGTTGTGGGTGAGTTCATTGGTGCCACCCTGCACTTGGTTGTAAAAAGACATATTTTCCTCCGCCACGCTTTTGCGTTTTAAATTCTGCGTGACAAAAAAGTTTTGACAGTGACTTGCGTCGCTATCGGTTGTTGTTAAGCCCATGTGCGTCCATGGATGTCAAATCGCAGAATCCGTATAGCCTACGGTTGGCGGAAGGAAAAACAGTTAGCTACACTCTTCTTCTTTCTGGTTGTGATAGTAGGGAAAACAAAAAGCGGGTTCAACACCCGCTGTTTTTATCTTGCTCGAATGAACTTGATTAGGTCTCGGTCCGAGTCAAAAACGCTCGTTCTTGCACCTCCCGATACCGTCCCTGGCTTGCCGAGGTGAGGCATCTGCTTGGGCTGCTCTGGTTGAGGAGCAGGTGTCGGGTCAGGCTGTTTGGAACGGTTTGCAATCTCACGTGCGAGGTCATGCATTTCGATTATGGCGGACATCGGGTTTCCAGCATTGCTCATAACCCTGATGAAAGATTCCTTGTTAGAAAGCATCTCGTTTAGGACAAGAGGTCCGTTCGGGTTGCTGAACACATAGTCCCTGATTGCTGGTGCATTGTCGAGGATTTCTCCCAGACCGTTCTGGATTCCCTTGTTGACCTTGGTTGCGAACGCTGCGTATGTCTCTTCGTCATCGAATGCAGCTCGGCAGTTCTGCTGGAACGATTCGGATACTGCCCTTTGCTGCTCGTCAAATTCACGCTTTTCCTTTTCTTCCTTGGCCCTCTTCTCCTCGGCTTCGGCACGGTCTGCATCGTTCTGTGTCTTCACCAGATACTTGATGTATTCGTCGTCAGTTTCGAAATCAGCACGGGTCTTCGGTTCTTCCTTCGGCTTGTTCTTGTTGAACTCGCTCTTGAACTCGTCGAACTGCTTCTGGAAGGAATCATGCATCTGCTGGATTTGGGTTTCGTACTTGGCCTTCTGCTTTTCGAGCTGGCGCTTGAAGGCATGTTCGGCCTTTTCTTCCTTCGTAAGCTTGGAAAGGTCTACCTTTTCCTTCTTCGGTTCGTCCTTGGTTTCAACCTTTGGGGTTTCAACCTTGGTGTTTTCAACAGGGGTTTCAACCTTGGTTTCAACCTTTGGAGTTTCAACAGGGGTTTCGACCTTAGTTTCCTTCGGCGGTTCTTCCTTTGTTTCCGTCGGCGTTTCAACCTTCGGTTCTTCCTTGGTTTCAACTGGTGTTTCAACCTTGGTTTCGACTGGCTGTTCCTGGCTGCCAGATTTGCCAGTGATTTCTTCCGTTACTTTGTCGAGATAGCTCATGTTTGCTCTCCTGTTTTAGTTAAGAATAGGTTGGTCGTTGTTGTAGGCGAAGCCCGTCTTTCTTCCGTAGAAGTCCGAGGTAAGGATTACCTCTGGGACATCGACTTCCTCGTGTTGCCTCTTGGCTGCGTTGGCCTTGTCGATAAGGTCCCTGATTGTGGAAAGGGCTACACGATAGAGATAGACAAGGATTTCTTTCGGGTTTCTTGTTAGGTCTACCTTGTCCAAGTAAGAGACCACACCCATGATTACATCCGATTGAAAATCTGGGTCCTGCGAAAATGAACGCCAGAGTTTTCCCTTTTGAACTGAACTTGCCATAGCCCACTGTGCGATGTTGTAGGCAAAGAGGCCAAGCTGGTCATCTGTTGCCCTGTCGATTGTTCCGTTACGTCGCATGGTCAACGCTTCTTTCAACGCTGATGCATATTCCTGGTTGCGTAAGATTGATAGTTCCATAACTCTCCATTCGGTAACTACACTATCAGTTTATATCATTAGCGTTGTCGCAGCGGTTTTCTTGCGATGATTTTATACGTTCGCATGATTCGGTGTTGAACTGGTCGTACTCCTCACGGGTCATGAACCGAGAGAAGAACCTTTCGTAAAGCATATCCGTGTTACAAATAGGCGGTCTGTTCTCGTAGATTTCACAGAGGTTTTCATCCGTAAGGTGCTTACATGTTCCATCACCACGGTCGTAATCCTTCATGTAAGGGAAGTCTCCAACATGACGGCAACACAGTCCACACTTGTCACAACTGAACTTCATTAGCCCCCCATCATCGAGGCATATCTTCTTAGCTGCCTCTGGTCCCGTTCCTGTTTGCCCACCTGAATCTGCGGCTTGTCCTGTTCGCTCCTGTCTAGGGCTGCAAGCATGATTGCGTCAGCAGGGTCTGGTGAACGGCCAAGTCTAACACGGATGTCATCCTTTGGTTCTATCAGGAGTCTTCCCTGCTTGTCCATTATGAAGTGGATGTTGGTTATTTCACGCTTGTATTCTGCTACTATGCCTGGGTCAATCCACTCTGATTCTAAATCAACGCAGAGACCATCCTTGTGCATCTTTGCCAGCTTGAAATAACCGAAGGCACGGATATTTGCATATTCCCTCTGTGCTTCCTCGGTAGGCGCCTTCTCGGCAAATGCCACCTGTGTACAGGGTATCTCATAACGGAGGTTTTCGTACACTGCTTCTGACCACGCAAGGTCCATGCTAATTGAATTAAGTTTGTAAGCCTTGTTGAAGCGCCTAATCCATTCGCACACTTCGAGGGTAGAAGCCATTCCGAACTCGTGGAATGCAACCAGTTTGTTACCCTTTATGGCGGCAAAGCAGTGTCCATCCCTTAGACCTGTATGGGCCATATCGAGGCCACCGTAAACCCTGTCATCAGAGAAGTAAGGTGCTTCAAGCGGGAAGTCCTTCAAGGTTATCAGCGATGTTGCCGATTCACCGAGGATAATTTCTCCGTCGATTTCCTGTCTCCTCAACTTCTCGTCGAAGATGGCGGATGACATGAGTTCACGCTGTTCATCTGTCATGAACACGTTGTCGGTCATCTTCGAGCGTAGTAGCTTGATTCCATACTTCTCATGTTCTACCAGCATTAGCTGCCACAGGGAACTCATATCTGGGGTTCCAACGGCCCTTATGCGTGGAACTATGACATGGCCGTAGTTGTCCTTACCACGAAGACATGGTGCAGTTACGGCTAGGATTGATGGATTTGAAAGACAGACCTCATCAAGGTATAGGGTTGAACACTCGGTTGCGCCACGGGCAGCCGAAACGTTTTCGTACGAACCATAATAAAAATGGCTCTTGACATTGTTGCCAAGGTCAAGAGTTCCCGTCTTGTACGTGCTGTTGTATGACCACCTGTCGAGAAGGTTGAATTCCATCAGGAAGTTCTGCAGGTGCAACCAGGCGCCCTTGTAGAAGGCGCCATCGGTTTGTGCCATATACAACACGTTTCGGCCAAGGAGGAGGTCTGTCAACGCACTGAATATGGCTATCCAGCTCTTGCCGCATGAACGGGAAGAGATTAGCGCCACGAACCTTTCGTTGCTGTTGAAGAACTCCCTTTGCACGGGGAGCATTTGTACATGAAACTCTGCCAAGGGTTATGCCTCTGGTTTTGCTTCCTCGATTATGAACTTGATGGAACCGTCGCCCTTTACCTTGACTTCGGAATCAGTCTTCATGCTGATGTTCTGCTTGTATTCGTCTGACTGGTCGAAATGGAGGCCTACCATCTTCACTGCCTTTTCGAGAACAGTAACGAGGGTCTCATCGCCTCTTTGGATAGCCTTTACGAGTTCTTCGCCAAGGTCCATCTTTTCGACAAGGGTTCTGAACATTGCGTCTCGATACTGTTTCCTGTTCCTGCGTGAAACCTGTGCCCTTCTGGCCATCATAGCTGCGTTTTCCTTGGTGAAGGAACCCTTGCGAGGGGGGCGTTTCGGCTTGTCTTCTTCCTTCGGCTGTTCTACCAATTCTTCGTTCTCGTTCATTCCTGAATCCTCCCCTTTACGATTTCAATTAGGATGGCCATAAGGAGTCCAGTAACGGAATCCTGTGTGAGATACGGGTATTCCTTCGAGATGTATTCTCGGGCTTTTGCCGAATCCCCCATATCCTTTAGTTTAGCTGTTACGGTTTCCAACTTAATTTCTTTTGACTTCTGCTTCGTAGGCATTACACTTCCTCCTTGTACTGGAACACGCTGATGATTAGCTTCTGTGCGTCCTTGTAGGAACGCATGTTCTCGATGTCGGTCCTATGCTCGATTGCCTTTGCGAGCTTTGCTGATTGTGGCTTTGCGACCTCCTCGAAGAAATCATCGGGTTCCATGTATAGGGTGTTGGCATCGACGAAGACATAGAACTGGTCGCCATCGTCGTTTCCGTAGTCGAAGAGGACATTGATGCAGAGCAGTTTCGTCTTGGGGATTCTACCCTTGGAGAAACTCATGATGGCGCACATGATTATGTCCTTGATTTTTCCGATGTCCTTTTCTTCCGTTTCGAACCGTGTTATGTCCTTCTTGAAGGCACGACGGTCAATTTCTTCTAGCAGCTTGCTTAAAGGTGCTTTCATATTAACTCTCCTGTTTTCATTGATAGTAGGGTTTTTACCGCTGTTTCAACGCTCGTTTCATGTCTATCCTGATATCGGTCGTGAACTTCGTTTCCTTGACATGGTAGACCTTGACACGGAAACCGTACGGGATTAGCTTCCTTACCTTAACGTCAGCGGTAACGTAGTCGAGCATGGTCTTTAGCATTGCTTCGTCGAGGTCCTTTCTCTTGAAGTGAATCTTTATCGAGAGCATGCCATCATTGATGCAATGTTTTACCCTCGGCGACAGGATGTTCTTTCCGAAATTATCTTCGATGTCGTGCAGGATGACGCTGCACACCGTATCCAGCTTTATTTCTCCCATAGATTTTTCTTTATGCTTAATCATCTTCTTCCTCCCAGTTGATTTCGGGTTCACCGTTATCTTTGGCCAGTTTGTCCAGAGCGAAACAGATATCGTCTTCCATTTCTCCGAAGTTCAGGTCATTGCAGTGGAATCCGTATTGGATTACGTACTTGATTTTCTTTACAGCTTCATCGAATCCTTTTATCATGTTTCCTCCTAGGTGAATCTTCTTATTGCCGCTTCCATTATTTCCTTGCGGCAGTTATTGCATAGGCACTTGAATTCCTCGCCGATGAAAACAGCAGATACATCGACTACTCCAGTAACACACTTTTCGCCGATGTAGAGACCATCGACATGCATCTTTCCTGGCTCATGGCTCATTGCCTGACCGCACAGGTCGCAGGCTATTTGTTCGTAAGAAACTATTGTCTTCATGTTTACTCCTTTATCTTTCCGATTACTGGGTATCCATCACGCATAGGCCTTCCGTTCAGAATCCACCAATCATACATGTAGTATGGTGAAAAGTCGATTTGATACTTTGCATTGATTTCCTTCGTGAGTGCATTCAGGAGAACTTCGCAGAGCCATGGTTTGCCCTGAACATCGTCCTCGTTCAGTCTCAGGAAATCCTCGAAGGTGATTTTGTTCTGTTCACAGAACTCACGGAACTTCTTCGAGTTAATCCAGTAGAAGGAACCGCAGTAATGGTTCTGGTAATCTGGGTCAACAACCTCACCTATTCGACCTGGGAGAGCCTTAATGTACTTGTCAAGCCAATGTCTTTCGGTGCAGTCGATAACGCCGTATGTAATCGTATCGAATCCGTCGATGTTCAGCAGGTGGTCATAAAGTATCTGGTTCCATAGCGTAATGTTCTTGATACGATACTTGTCATAATGCCGTTTGACACCCTTGAAATGGGTCCTCAGCACATAGTCGCAGTTTCCTTTTAGGGCCTGTCCGATGGCTTCCATGAACGAGACGTTCTCGCCCCTTGTTACATCGTTCTTTATGCGAACGACGATTACACCGTCAAGCCCCTCTGGAACAGGCTGTTCGCTGGCGTAAAAGAGTATTACCTTCTTGAACATGTTCTTGGCCCTTCTCAACAAGTCAAGGTGAATCTGCTCTGTTTCAGTTAGCTTTTCCTCTGCACGCCACCAGTGGATTACCCAGCAAGAGTTCAAGGGAACCATTGCGGCTACAGGTGGATTAATTTTGTACTTTTCCCATATTGGGAAGGAACGGGCAAGTTCATAGTCGATATATGCCTTTCCTGGAATCTTTCTTGACTTAGGCAATTTTCTCTTCATGGAGGCACTCCCTTGCTGGCTTGATGTTGTAATGGCCCTGTCCTTTGCGGCTCTTAGTGTAACCGAGGTAGAATCCTTCTGGGCATTCACCTGGGTTTCCAATAACATTTCTAACGCCGTCCGTATACCACTTCTTGCCGAGGTGGGCCTTCCTTGAAGATTCTCTCATCTTCTCCTTATGCTCAGGGGACATCTTCCTTTCGTTACGTAAGCAGTTGAAACTGTGGGTAGCAAAGCGGAGGTTTTCCAGCGTGTTGTTAAGCTTGTCGTTGTCGATATGGTCTACGTCCCTCAGGTTGTTCGGGTTGTTGAGGAATGTCTCTGCGACAAGGCGGTGTACGAGCCTTACGCAACGCTTTCCGTTCAGCAGGAATCCTACCTGGTAGTAGCCAGAATTTGTTACCGAGCGTGAAAACTCTTTAAGTGTTCCATCAGGAAGCTGCCTGTATACTAGGCCTTCGGTAGATACCCATACATTCCATTGTTCATTGTGCTTGATGCGTGAGAGGGGTTTCTTGTCCATAATTATCTCCAATACTCTCTTGTTTTCTTAATAGTTTTATACCATGAGTATTGGAGCCTGACGTGATTTTCGCTTACAGAAATCTTACATATTTCTTATATTTTAAATAAAATGCACAAAAAAGGGCCCCGACAAGGGGTCCTTCGTTATAGTTTACGGTTGTTTGTTATAGAAAGCTAGATGCCGTTAGCCATCATCTTGGAAAGAGTAGCGCCGAAGATTTCTTTGGAGCGCATGCCTAGCCTTACCAGTCGCTTTATGCTTGTGAGGTTCGGTTCGCTGTCCTTGTCAATCCACTTGCGCACGGCAGTATGGGAAAGGTGGAGCTTATCGGCCAGTTCCCTCTGTGTATATCCCTTCCTCTCCATGAATTTTTTAAGCCCGTTGACAAAGCACCATTCATCATTGGTTTTTGCAATCTCGTTCAGTTCCCTGTTTAAACGGTCTGCAGCTTGGTTGAATTCTTTTTCATTTTCAGTCATGTTTACTCCTATTTTAGTTATTTTCACTCTCGGCAACAAGATTGCCGTCCCACTTCATCGTCTCTACAAGCAGGCGCCCGTCATCGAGACAGGTTGTAATCTTGATTTCCTCGTGCTTTCGAGGTCTTAACGTCCCGCTTTCACGGAGGTTTCCAAACTCCCGTTCGAACCGTTTGATTTGCTCCTGCGTCAAATTCCTATCGAGCTCGTAGGAAATAGCAGTTCTCTTAGACCTGTACCAATCCTCGTAAGTATTTTGTAAGCTATAACGGAGGCAATCCGCAAGGGTCAGTTCATCGTCGTCAAGGTATCTGGAACCGCCTGTCCACGAATACTTTTGGAGGAACACTGGGCATTCGCTTACTGGAGGGTAATACTTGTCCCGATATTCACCGAACATTCTGCAATCTATTTCAAGTATTGCATCACGGGCCAGTTCCCTGAGCTTGCCATCCTTTTCTTCCTGTTGCAGAACCTTGGCTGCAGCATTGCTTATTTCATCATCGGTAGGAACCAGACGGTTATCACCACGTGTGTAAAGGAAGTTTGTGACTCCCTGTTTGAATGCGGCTACTAGGGCTTCCTGTGCAGAGATATTCTTCTGTGCGTTCATTTCTTCTTCTTTCCTTTCTTGTCTTTCTTGTTCTTTTCCTTATCGTGGTCGTCCAAGGCACTTTTTGTGGACTCGTAGAGGGCATATACGATTTCTTCCCTGTGCATCTGGATTTGTTTCCACCAGTCATCAAGCTCATGGCCTTGCTGTATGGGCATGATAGTCCAGTCCCAACTGATGTTAGAACGGTCCAGTTTGAGTCCATTTCTTTCGAGGAACCAATCGACCGCCTTTTCAATCTTGCGTGTTCTACCCTCTGTCTGTGCCCATTTGTCCCTGAGACTGGATAACAGTTCCTTCATTTCAGAAACGGAGCCCTGCATCTGGAACACAAGGAAGAGAAGTAGGAGCAGCACTATTGAGCTGCCGATTATGTAGGCGTATATTAGGGTTGGCATCTGGCTACCCCCTATCCCAGTGTTCAATGAACTCACGGTTGACTTCGTATGCATTGTGCTTGTAGTGGTCTTGCTTCAAATAAGAGAGGCATTCACCAGCTTCACGATACGTAGAGTACATAATTTCGTATTTGTAATCGTCAAGCTCATTGTAATCTCCTGAAGAGCTATTTGCGAAGTCCTCGAAGTGGGTGAAGCAACATGCCTTTCCAATCTCCTCAGCAAGATACTTGCGGGAATTAGGACCGTTGACTTCCTTCATGACATTGCGGCAGTTGATGAGGATTTGTTCAGCCTCGAATTCAGTAACGTTTCGGTTGAATTCGTGCTTTAACCCATGGATGATGTTGAATGCCATGGTTTCAGCGTTGCTCATTCCCCTAGTGGTCTTAGCGTTGAGAAGGGTTTTGTGGGTCATCGTGTTCATAGGATTTTCCTTTTGTTGAGGGTTAATTGGATTTAGTTTAATTTCCTAGGCAGTGATATATTGAACTTCTCGATTGTATAGAGGCTTTGACGTAATATCGTCCATTGACTATGATATTGGTCAGCATTGTAATACTTACCATCTTCGTCGAAATCCGCCCATCTTCTAGTTGTTGTTCCGTCATCATTACGGGTTATAGACATCACACTATGGGAATACTTGCGGTATTTATCCGTAAATGAGATATCATGCTTTACCCATGCCACCTTAATCTCTTTATTAGGGCCGTCAAGCATAACCTCGGCGTACGAGCCCAATTCGGTATTTTCACAGGTGAACGCATATCCGAAATCGTACGGACTGATAAAAGAAAAACTGCTAGAGGATTTACATTGCCATCCAGCAAACACCGAGGTTGCAAATGCGAGGAGAAAAACAATAAGTTTCATTGTTATCTCCTTATGCTGTCATGAAGCATTCGCACATGCAGTTGATGGTATCTTTGAGGGCCAGGTATTTGATGTCGCAGTAAGATATTGTAGGAGTATTACCTTCGGCAACATCGTGTTCGAAGATTTCCTTGTTTGCATTGTACCAGTATACGAAATCCTTGTATCCACGGGTATTCTTCTCTCCTGCAAGGAGACTAGAGAACCATCCACGACACAAGCTTTCAAGGGATTCCCATTCAGGAGTTTCGGTTGCCTTGTGGATTTTTTCCATGTCGAGAGGAAGGGTGATTTCGTCATCCTTGTCATAGTCATAGATTACAACGCCGATTTCACGAATGGCATTGCATGCGTCGATAAGGTCGTAGACAGAGAGGGTTTTGATTACCCCGTCGATTTCATCGATGTTGGATAAGCGAGCCTTGGTGAGGTCGATGGTGTTGTTCTTCTTGGTGTTATTCTTTGCCTTTTTCATGGTTTGTTTCCTTTTGATTGTGATTTTTGTTTCAACATCCTTAATATATAAACTTTTGTTGCCACCGTCAAGGGGTTTAGAGAAAAAAGTTTATTTTTTTAGAGAATCTCTTGACGGAGGCAAAAAATAAATGTATATTATAAAGGCAACGTTTGAGTTCTACAACTGTTGCAATCTTCAAAAGAAACACCGTTCAGCCCGAGTGGATTTTTCTAGCCTCCTTTAGTCATGAAAGTCATACTCACGCTCGGGCTGAACTTTTAAGTTTAAACTATACTCCTCTTGGTGGTTTGGTAGCTACCCTCAGGAGTCGCAAGACTCGGCAAACCGCCGAGAGGAGTATTCATGTCGAATCTATCCGACTTCAATTTTCCCCAAAAGAAAGACTTCAACGAACTGTTCAACGAGGAGTTCGTCATCTACAACCTCGCATGCACGGCGAAGCTGAACAAGATTTGTGAAAAGAACAAGCAGCTGAACTGGTGCCTAGCAAAGAAGACATTCAGCAAGGAAGTGTATATACTCCGTTTCAGGGGTACATGGGAAGACCTTGCCTCGACAATCAGGACAATCTGCGATGCTGGACTCACTTTCTACCGAGACATGCACTTCTACGAAAAGAACAAGACACGCCTCCTGATTATGGACATCGACGGCAAGGACGGTGTAGAAACAGGGATTTCAACAGATGCCGCAAACGCTCTTCTGAAAAAGGGTAAGGAACACGGCGTACTCGTAATCCCAAGCTCCCGTTGCAACTACGACCCAGAACACCCTGACCCTAACGCAATCAAAAAGTACCATGTCTTCGTGTATACAGGCGTATACAACTGCGTGTCAAAGGAGATTGCAGCGAAAAGCGACGAATTCATCATGTCAATCGACGGCGACGACATCGAGACCGCAAAGGAAAGGTTCGAATGGGACAAGGCCGCATTGAAGAACTGGCAGTATTTCTTCGCCAAGTCAAGCCTGTCTCCAGAACAGATTGATGCGGACCAGAACATCAATGTCAGGTACAGGGACGAGAGGGCTACCATATTCGAGTACCGAAACTTTGCTGGCCTGTTTAACAAATGCGTTACACTTGACAAGTGCAGCACGTACATCCCGAACGCAAAGCGTGTTACATGCCCAACTAGCCATCCTTACTGCGTACCAGCAATAGGCGCCACAGTAGAAATCGAAGAGGAACCAAAGCAGGTTTTCAGGGACCATTGGAAGGAATTACGGGATTATGCAAAGGTTAATGAACCAGGGGTGTATAACCTGCCGCACTATGCCGTAGGAAGAATGCAGTTCATCAGCATAGGTCAGAGGAACACTATGGCTACACACATCATGTGGGGCATCTGTTTCAATATCTATGCCGTCGAAAGGTACACGAAGACGAAGATTGCCGATGCCGAGAAGTTCGCCATGGACTGGTTCTATTCCATATTCAACGGCAGCAATGTCGAGGAATACGATGCCTTTATTAACAATGAATTCAATCCGCATGCCGAATACAACAGGGATATGGCATGCACCGAAAGGATGTCAACGTACTATGAGTTCCCAGAAACCGTAGAGGACATCAAGTTCAGAAAGACGACCCGTGTAGGCTACGAGGTTTCATACGATGTGAAACAATGCAAGACAATGGATGACCTTAAACAGCTTGGGATGTGCAGGGCAACAATGTATAACAAGGCCAAGGAACTTGGAATAAAGACCAAAGGAAGAAAATCCAAGATTGAGCAGTACATGAATTGCTCAGAAGATGAACTGAACAAACTTGTTAAAACAGGGGTCTTAAACCGCATGGACAAATCGAGAATTATAGCAAAGAGAAAAGCAAATCCCTGCATTTAACTAGGTATATTTATGTTTTGTAACAGTTTGTCTAAACGCCCCGTAACACACTATTCGATGTTTTGTAACAGTTTGTCTAAACGGAAGAATTCCACTAATTGTAGTTTTGTAACAGTTAGTCTAAACGGACAGTTTTATCTCCTATTTGTATGTACAATTAGACAAACTGTTACAAACACTATGTATTGAACGAAAATTACTATATTAAGGAATAAAGATGAAGATTAAAATGACCTATACATGCCCGATGTGCGGGACCGATTTCCAGCCGTATTCAAGTTGCCAGGTGTACTGCTCCAACAGGTGCTACGACATGCACTATGCCATGAAGGAGCTATACCACCACACCGAACGCCTAAGCGAGCCAAGGCACATAAATTGCCCTAATTGCGGCAAGGACATCTATACACGCACAAAGAAGGTCAAGTTCTGCTGTGAAGCATGCAAGGTCGAGTTCCAGCACAAGAAGAAAATGAAGCCACATACATGCACAGTATGCGGAAAGGAGTTCAAGGGGATAGGACGGAGCAAGTACTGCTCTGAAGAATGCAAGGTGAAGGCTGACAACGAAAGACAGAGAAAAGCATACGCTAACGGCGGAAAGGAGAAGCAGGCCGATTACAGGAGAAACAACCGCCCAACCATAAACGAGAGACAGCGAAAGTACATGGAAAAGAACAGGGATAAGTTCAACAAGCTTGCCAATGAATATCACCTGAAGGCCCGTGTACAGAAACGGAACGAACGCATAGAGGAAGAACAGGCAAGGCTGATGGAGAAAGCAAACATGTCTCCAGTAACACGCCAGGAAAAGGCCGAACGCTGGAAGGAACTCCACATAATCAGGGAGACGACAAGCGTATTCCGATGCCTAGACTGCGGTCGCAAATTCGTATTGACGAAGAACGACTCTGGAATAATACATATCCTTAACGACAGGGTTAAGCACGGAAAGGGAAACCCGTGTCCTTTCTGTGGAGACTCCCCGATAAACATGCACCGCTTCAATACCGTAGAGGCTGAGCTTGCCGAACGCTACCCAAACTTCACGATGAGGAACATACGCCCTGACTGGATGGAAGGCAAGGAACTCGACCTGTACGACCCAGATAGGAAGATTGCGATAGAGTTCAACGGGATAATCTGGCACTCAACGAAGCACAAGAAGGACACCAACATACACAAGCACAAGGCAGACCTGTGCGAGAAGGCAGGTGTCCAACTCATACAGATTTGGGAAACGGAATGGGTCCAGAACAGGGAGTGCGTCATAGACAAGCTCGACGCAATCATGCACAGAGACATGACCAAGGTTCCCGCAAGGAAGCTTACAACAAGGATTATGGAATCAGCCGAGGAAAGGTCAATGGTGGCCAGATTCCTCGACGAGAACCACATACAGGGACACGCTGGATGCAAATGGGCCGTCGCACTCATGGACGGAAACGAGATTGCAGCCGTATGTACGTTCAAGTACGGAACTGGATATGCAAACGCTGGTTCTGGAACAAAGACAGAATACTACTGGGAGCTTAACAGGTTTGCCACAAGGTTGCATACTGCAGTCCAGGGAGGGCTCAGCAAGTGCATAGCCGCATTCAGGAAGGCCCACCCAGATGTCAAGAGCATAGTCAGCTTTGCCGACAGGAGATGGACATGCCCTACTAGGAGCGCATATTCTTCTAGCGGGTTCGTCGAGGAAGGACGGGTTGCCCCAAACTACATGTACACTAACCTGAAGGCGAACAGTCCATTGATGAACAAGCAGTACATGCGTAAATCATCCATTGCGGAAAGGGCTGCAAAGGGAGGCCCAGAAAAGGATGTATACAGCCCAGACAAGACCGAGTTCCAGATGAGCGAGGAACTCGGTTGGTACAGGCTGTACGATGCTGGGAAGATAAGGTATCGGATGGTATTCTGATACTACAACACGTTCTGTACGTAGCGGAAAACATGCCCGCTCTTCACACGAACGTCGGCATGTACTGGGATTCCTTTCTCCTTGCATTTCACGGCAAAGAAAAGGTCTTCCCCGAGCACGCTGCGTTTCTCGTCTTCGTAATTTATCCACTTGAAGTAGGGATAACCCAGCTTCTTGAACACGTCCGTCTTGATAAGGGCGCATCCGAGGCCACCTCCATGCACCTTTATCTTGGTGGCACCGTCAGCGGCCATATTCTCGATTTCCTTGGCAGTGTATTCCGATTCAAGAGGGAAGCTGAAATATTCACTGCCGTCGAGCTTGTAGAGCTTACAGATGTTCGTATTGCCATTGTAGGAGCCGTCAGTGGTCCTGTGTGCGTAGAATGACAGGCAAACGTCAACGGGGGTTTCCAGCATCAGTTTAAGGGCATCGCTGGGGATGACATTGTCGGCGTCCACCATTAGCACGTAGTCGGCATTTATGGCCATGGCCTCCTCTGCAATGCGGTTTCTTGCGGAAGCACAGTCATATCCCCTTACGAAGTCGAAAAGGCACCAGTGGCCGCAGCGGTCAAGACCATAGATGGAACGGAATGTCTCTGGGCAAATCGTGTCAGAGCACGGAATAGCGATAAGAATTTTCATAGTATACTCTCCTGTTTACCCAGGAAAGTAGGGTCAGTAGTTTGCGTCCTTCGGCTTTTCAGAATATACGTGGACTCTGCCCTTGTAAACATTCAAGCCCTTGAAGGCAGACCATGGCGACCACAGCTTCTCACAGGTGTATCCGTAGAAACGTTTGGCACCCTCTGGTGGTTTCACGTTGAAACACAGGTCGAAGAGCATCCTGCAGTATTCGTCTGCGATTTCCTCCCGAGCAACGAACATGTTAGTCCAACTGAATTCGATTGGATAATGGGTACACATGTAGTTCTGATAGAAGTCCCCGAAGCCATCGTACAGCTCATTCATCTTTTCGATATGGTGCGTGTAGTAGTTGAAGGGCAGGCAATACTTGTCCATCGTCCCGCTGAAAGCAACATACTTCTCCGTAAGAATTACGTCATGTTCCCGTAAGATTTCCTTAATCTCGTCTGGCTCCAACAAATGGGTGTTGGACACGTCCCAGATTGCCCTGCGGTAATGTTCCAGCCCCTTGTAAGGAACGCCGTGTACATTCTTCCACAGGTAATAAAGCCCAGTGATTTCGTTGTAGAGCGGGTTCAACCCGTCGATGTTGTCGCCAGGGTGGTCCTCGTCCACGTAGAACGGGGTCCGCCCATGGTCAGGGGCAACGTCGAAACTGTTCTTCTTCATGCCGACCGAGTAGATTACTCCCATGGTTTACCTCCTCGGTTTCGGAATAAAGAACGCCGATGCCACGGTTATGACTATTGCTAGTACGAGAGCCTTTATCATCTGATTTCCTCGGCAAGGAACGTTATGTCGGTCGAGCCGATTCCTGAAATCGTAAACCTTACGGAACGACCAGGCTGGCTAGAATATGCCAGTTCTACGATGTATGTCCATTGCACGTTAGTCTGCAAGAGGTACTGCGGTACACTGCCAACATAGGCGAACTCCGAAGTAAGAGTAACGGTAGAGAAATCGGTTGTTCCGTTAGTAGGTGCAGACGGGTTGTCAGCGTTATGGTATATCCTCGTGAACACCTTATAGCTTCCAGTCCATCCTCCAGCACCTACCTTTACACCGACCTGCATAGTGCCGCCGTGGGTTCCCTTCTGGGCAAGAACGAAGCTGTTAGTATGGTCTACCTCGTTCCATGCGTCGGTAGTGATTACAGAGCCATGTTCGGCAAACGTTGTGAGCGGAGCGGCAGATGTGTACATAGTCCACACGTTGTCGCTGTCAACCTCGCAGAAGTCCTCTGTGTTCCAGCCTAGGTTTGCCTTGCTGTTGAATATGATGCGTGCGTCTAAATTGTGAATCATCGGGTAGTATTGGGAACCACGCTTCGTCACAACGTAACTGCCGCTGTTGATTGCGTTCTGGATTGTGCTGAACGAAGTCGTGTTGTACTCGGCGATGAACACCCTGCCTTCGGCATCGTTCGGAGTGAACGTGCTCCATCCAGTGCTGTTGTTGAGCCTGTATATCGCCCTCTGTCCACCCTTGGCGAGGGCATAGAAGTAGTACTCGTCCATGTCTGGATATGCGTTGAAACCGCCGTATGCAGCGTATGAATCCGCTCCTACTCCCTCGCTTAGTCTCATTACCAGATGGTCTCCCTGTGCGAGAGCCTGCTGCACCTGTGCGAAGGTTGTGGTACCGTACTCGGCCACGAATACACCCTCGCCACTTATGACATTCTCAGAATCAATGGAAATATGGCGGCCTGCGGTTAACCGTTTTTGGAAGGTGTTGTCGGCATCTGCCTGGGAGTACCAAACGTCGTACTTGTCCACTGTCCTTGTCCATGCAATCTCGCCCTCTGGGCTGTTCGTAAGCTGTGGCGTGAACGAGAGGATGCCAGCGTTGCTGCTTCCTTCCCAATCGAGCCAGAACTGGTTCTGGGAGAAGTTGCGAAGCTTCAAGTAGCCTATGATGCGGCTGCCCACTTCACGTATTTCGAGCTTCTCGATGAAGGCGCTGGACTTTGCCATGTCGTCGCTTGCGTCAACAACGTAGGGCCATGCGACCGTGTAGTTGGCTCCAAGTGCCCTCGTTGCCGTAACCGAGAATGTTACGAATGAACCGCCATAATGAGTAGCAGTAAACACGCATTGGCCACGTCCGTACACATACTGCCAGGTAAAGTCGAAAACCTTACAGTAGGCATACTGAACATTATTCGTTGCAATAAGCCTGTGATGCGTCTTGTTGATTGTGTTGCCAGAAATTTCAATTCCGTATCCTCCACGGTACTTGCCAGTTATGACACCGTCAGAGTCTACATCGATTGTGTCAGAACCGAAGTATTCACGGTCTACCACACCGATGTTGTCTCGGGCCTGTTGCTTCTCTTCTTCGGTGAAGTCCTGCGGGAAGTTCGCAGCTACATGCATTTGCTTAGGTGCGGTCATTTTTAAAGTCCTCCTTCAACTCCTTGAGGGTATTGATTACGTTGTCCATCTTGACAAGTACTTGGGTAAGTTGCTGGTTCATCAATGCTATCTGCTTGTTGCTATCAGCCACCTGTTGGAAAAGTAGGCCAATGTTGTCCTT